AGACGCCGAAGGCACTAACTGTCCAGAGTACGCTCCGTTTGGCTATTGTGCAGACGGTACAACTAAGAAAACAGATGAAGTTGGAACTAACTGTGCTGAGTACGCGCCCAACGGTTACTGCCAAGACGGAACTACAGTAAAAAGCGACGCCGCTGGGACTAATTGCCCAGAGTACTCAGAGTTTGGCTATTGTCAAGATGGGACAACTAAGAAGCAGGATGCCGCAGGAACAAACTGTTCTGAGTACGCTGAGTTTGGTTACTGTGAAGACGGCACTACTAAAAAGGAAGATTCTGCAGGGACTAATTGTTCTGAGTACACGCCCGACTACGGTATGTGTGATGACGGGTTAACTAAAAAAGAAAACGCTGAAGGCACTAATTGTCCGGGGCCAGAGCCTGAAGTAAATCCCGGAGATCCCTGTGATTTGGAAAACGAACAAACTGGATCTTATCAGTACGTAGGTGATGAGTTACAGTGTTTACCTGATGCTCCTGAGTTTGGCTTCTGTCAAGACGGAGTAACTGAAAAAGCAGACGCAGACGGTACTAATTGTTCAGAATATGCTCCTAACGGCTACTGTCAAGACGGTACAACTAAGAAAGACAATGCAGAGGGGACTAACTGTACTGAGTACTCAGAGTTCGGCTACTGTCAAGATGGTACAACTAAGAAAACAGATGCCCAAGGTAGTAACTGCTCAGAAAACATTTGGGACGGAAACTGCACAAGCCCACAACCAGACGCCGCTCAATCGTTTGCACACCAAGCGGCACATAGAGCATGGGCAGAACAATGTGGACAAACCCACTGTACCGACGGATCTACAATAGATTCACACGTAAACGGGGATTGTCAACTAGGTTTAACATCAGACTGCCAAGATCCACAGACAGACGAACAAAAAAGAAACTGTGGGTGGACAGAGTGTGGTACAAACACAGCAAACCCCGGAGTACTTGTTCAAAGCATAGATCAGTGTGGAAGTCCTGTAGATTGTTCAGAAATTACAGAAGCTAACTACGAGGCCTGTGGTAAAGTTAAGTGTGACGATGGAACTTTTGTAGATACAGTAGAGCAGTGTGTTTCTGCTCCTGACTGTACAACAATTACAGATGCTAATTATGAAGCCTGTGGTAAAGTTAAATGTGACGATGGATCTTTTGTAGATACAGTAGAACAATGTATTTCTGCTCCTGATTGCTCAGAGATTACAGACGCTAATTACGAAGCCTGTGGTAAAGTTAAGTGTCCTAATGGTTCTTTTGCTGATACTTTAGATGCTTGTTCTGCTGTCGTAGACTGCTCAGAAATTACAGATGCTAATGCAGTACAATGTGGTAAGGAAAAGTGCCCTGATGGAACATTTGCTGACATAGGAACTTGCCCAGAAGTTACTGAGTGTACAGGCGGTCAAAAAGACTACGGTAACGGTTGTGAAGACCCTTGTGAATTTAACAACGGAATCCCTGCTTCATCTCTGGAGTGTATAGACCCTGAAGGATCTTGTGCTAACGGGGCGGTTGATTATCCTACCTGTACTCAGTGTGAAGACGGTTCTATTCCAGATGCTATAGATGGTTGTGCTGGCCCTACTCCAGTAGTCTGTGATGATCCTAATGCCGTTAACGACGGAGAAGACGGGCCTTGTGAGTGTAAGCCCGGTTTTTCAAAAAATGCAGAGGGGCTTTGTTTCCAGAGTGGCGAAGTTTGTGACAACGGAGCTACCGTAGAGTCTGGGTGTGATACGTGTCCAGACGGTACTAGCGTTCTTGAGTACGAAGACGGAATGTGTCCTAGTACTACAGAAAAGTGTGAAAACGGAGCTACAGACTACCCAGCGTGTACTACGTGTCCTGAAGGTCAATCAATGGACGAAAACGGAGCCTGTGTTGGAGACGGAGATGGCGGAGGAACAACAGGCGGGGGAGGCTCCGGTGGCGGCGGAGGTGGAGGAATGTTTGACATTAAGCCCATTACAATTTCAGGAGATCCTCAGTTACTCTCAAGAACAGAGTTTCCAATTACAGATTTCTTAGCTGGCTTATTTACTGGCTCTGGAGGCGGTAGAGCATGACATATTTAAACTTAGTAAACAACGTCCTCAGACGCTTGCGTGAAGACGAAGTATCCAGTGTACAGTCTACAACGTACAGTAAGCTGGCGGGTGACTTTGTAAACGACGCTAAGAAGATTGTAGAAGACGCTTGGGATTGGTCAGCACTCAGGACTACGCTGACGGTAACTACGTCTTCTGGTATCTTTAACTACGTACTCACTGGATCACAGAACAAGATCAAGGTACTAGACGTAATCAACGATACATCAAACATCTTTATGCAGTACCAGACTCAACACTGGTTTAACGATAAGTACTTGAACCAATCACCGCCTAGTGGTGCACCAGAGTACTACACGTACAACGGTGTAAACTCTAGTGGTGACACTCAGGTTGACCTGTACCCTAAACCGGATGACACGTACACTATTAGATTTAATTGCATTTTAAGAGGGGATATTAAAGACGCTAATGGAAACATTATTTATGCTGGTGAGTTAGTAAACGACACAGATCAGTTAGCTATCCCTGCTCAACCAGTGATTCACCTAGCAGTAGCTCTGTTAGCTCGTGAGCGTGGCGAGACAGGCGGTACATCAGCACCTGAGTACTTTGGTATTGCTGATAAGTACTTGTCTGATGCTATTGCTCTGGACGCACAGAAGCACCCTGAAGAAACCATCTGGTACACTCCGTAGGAGCCTAGAGTATGGCACAGCCTCTCCAAAGCATTAATCTAGTTGCTCCGGGTTTCAAGGGAGTCAACACAGAAGACTCTCCGATTGGACAGGACTTCTCTTTTGCTGACGTTGCTGACAACGCTGTAATTGACAAGCGTGGGCGCATTGCTGCACGTAAGGGTGTAGACTTGTTGACTGCTGTAAACACACCTCTTGGGTCTGATTACGCTACCAAGATTCATCACTTTTACGATGACGCTGGTAACGAAGAAGTGTTCGTCACAGGCAACAACAAGATATTTAAGACTACACAGACAACTAATCCTGATGACACACTAACGGACATTACTCCGGGTTCGTACACGATTACAGCAGACAACTGGAAGATAGTCAACTTTAACGACAAGGCTTACTTCTTCCAGCGTGGACACGAGCCTCTGGTGTACGATAACGCTACGGGACTCAGGACGTTTGGGACTGCTACAGGCACTTCGACCAACACTAACTTTTTTTGTCACGAAGCGCTGGCAGCTTACGGAAGACTGTGGATAGTAGATAACTCCGCAGACACACAGACGATCTACTGGTCTGATCTGTTGATAGGCACAGACTTCACTGGTGGTTCCAGTGGTTCTATAGATGTATCTAAGGCGTGGCCTGACGGTTACGATGAGGTAAGGGCTTTGGTAGCCCACAACAACGCTCTGCTTATTTTAGGTAAGCACAGCATCCTCGTGTACGGTAACGCCTTTAGTCCAGCAACGATGGCTCTGACTGACACTGTAGCTGGAGTTGGGTGCATCTGTAGAAACTCTGTACAGCACATTGGTACTGATGTGTTGTTTATGTCTCAGAACGGTCTGAGGAGCTTTGGTAGAACTATACAAGAAAAGTCACTACCTCTGTCCGACTTGAGCGTAAACATAAAGACTGAGCTTATTAGCTTGTTATCTTCACGTACTGCTCCTACGGCATCTGTGTACAGCCCTGAAAACTCTTTCTATCTCATCACGTTCCCAGAGACGTCAACTACGTACTGCTTTGATCTCAAAGCTACACTAGAGAACGGGGCGTACAGAGTCACACGGTGGACTTCTGCTCCGTTCAAGTCTTACGAGAGAAAGAGCGACGGTACGCTTTTAGTAGGGACTAATGACGGCATAGGTGAGTACGCAGGGTACACTGATGAGTACAACGATGCAGGGACTATTACTCCCTCTAGTTACCGCTTTAGGTACTACAGTCCGGGGTTGACGTTTGGTGATCCGTCCAAACTTAAGTTTCTCAAGAAGCTACGTCCTACGCTGGTAGGCGCTAATAGCGCTACAGTGTTTGTTAAGTGGGCGTACGACTTTGGTACATCTTACAGCACACAGGAGTTTACGGTAGGTAATCAGGTTCCGTATTACTTTAACGAAGCAGCTTCAGAGTACACTGTTGCTGAGTTTACTGGAGGATCTACAACAACTAGACCTCCTGTTAATACTACAGGTGGCGGGAGTATTATTACTATTGGTCTTGAGTCAGAAATAAACGGTTTTGCTTTATCTCTCCAAGAAATCAACGTATTAGCACTTATAGGTAAAACATTATGAGCAACTATACAAAGACAACTAACTTTGCTGCTAAGGATAGTTTGCCTTCTGGAGATCCCGGCAAAATTATTCAAGGCACTGAATTTAACACAGAGTTTGACGATATTGCAACTGCAATTGCAACTAAGTCAGACACTGCTTCACCTACGTTTACAGGGACAGTAACGGTTCCTGCTTTAACTGTAACAGGAAATGTCACTATGATATTAGACAATAGTGACACTGTTACTATTAATGGAGGTACTTACTAATGGGCTGGTTAAGTGATCTTATAGAGGGTTTAGTGCCGAGTGCTATTGAGGATGCTTTTAAGACCCCTCTTCCTCAAATAACTCCTCCTGACATCTCGTTTAAACCTTTTACGGTATCAGGGCCAACAGGGGGTATAACAGCAGGGGAGGGTGGAACAACTTATACTCTGTCTCCAGAACAACAGGCAATGCAGAATCAGTTATTTGGCGGCGCTGGTCAGTTCTTTACTCAAGCGGCAGTACCAACGGCTCAACGCGAGACTGACATTTTTAACCGTATGCTGGCAGCACAGTCTCCTGAACAACAACGTCAGAGGTTGGCTTTAGAAGAACGTATGTTAGCTCAAGGAAGATCTGGTGTACAAACGGCGCAGTACGGGGGAACACCAGAGCAACTTGCGTTTGAAAAAGCTATAGCAGAGTCTCAGAATACAGCTATGTTAACTGCTATGCAACAGGCACAGGCAGAACAGGCACAACAAGCGTCCTTGGGTGGACAGTTCTTACAACAGAGTTACGCGCCTCAGGCAGCGCTTTTGTCAGCCTTTAGCCCTGCACTAAATGTAGCTGGTCTTGAAGATGTTGCACGTAGACAGGCAGGGGAACTGAGTGTAGAAGCACAGATGGCAAATATACAAGGTATGCTAGGTCAGCAAACAGGACTCGCAGGACTATACGGGGGCATCTACGGTAACTTACTAGGCGGCTTGGGTGGTCTATTGACTGCAGGAGATAAAACAGGAACTCCGTGGTGGTGGGACAAAGTGTTTAGTGATATGCGTCTAAAAGAAAACGTAACAAAAGTAGGCGCTACCGCCAACGGTATCAATCTGTATACTTGGGATTGGACTGAAGATGCTAAGAGTCTAGTTAAAGATCAACCCACTTACGGGGTAATTGCTCAAGAAGTACAACACATAATTCCTGAGGCAGTATCTACAGGAACAGATGGGTACTTAATGGTTAATTACTCTAAAATCTTCAATAGGGGATAAAACAATGGCTTATAATGTAGGTGGAATGTTAGCCCAAGCTGGTCAAACTATCGGGCAACAAATAGGCGCTCCTATACGTGAGATTGGTACTGGGATAGGCGGTATGCTCGCGGGGAGACAACAGAAGCAACGCGAACAAGAAGCTGCTAAAGAATCACAAAGACTTCTACAGCAGTACGCGAATAATCCTGCCCAGTTGAACGCTCTTGGTCAGAAGTACGCCACGGAAGGTAACGATGCGCTGTCTAAAGTGTTCTTTGATGCGGCTACTCAAGCTACTGCTAAAAGAACAGCGCAAGTTGGTGCTTTGGAACAAGGTGCTTCTGATATACAAAAAGAGGCACAGCGAAAAAGAGCTATGCAAGTTGCTACGCGAGACAACGACGAAAGAGCTTTAGTTGCACTTAGGGCTGGAGCGTTAGATCCTGTAGAGTACTTAAGCGGCAGGGCCACTAAAACACCTGAAGATATTTATAAAGTTGTTGGAAACAGGGTTTTTAA